CCACCTCTATCTACAACCATTTTAGCTAAAGTATTATATGAATTTAATTTATACTTTAGATTACCTGTCTTATATGGTGCACCTGCTACTGCTAAGGTTTTAAGTTTCTTAGCAATTTTATCCAATTCTTTTTTATAAAATATATTAGTCGCCATGGCTTAGTTTAGTAAGAACCAGATGGGTATAAATTATATAAACATCTCGGTCTATCGTTGTGTGTTGTAAGTGTAAATGTAGAAACCCAACCTGCTAATCCATTATTAAATCTTTCTGCAAATGGCTCATTAGTTATTTCACCATCAATTGCAAAACTTTCTAAACTATACTGAGTGAATGAAACTAAATCGTTTATTATACCCAATGTGTTAGCGTGAATATCTACTGTATCATCAACATCAAAGAAAGGAACTTGCATTGTATTCTCTCTAGGTGCTGATTCGTTATTCTTATTCTTAATCTTATCAGCTACTATTAATTGTATTGTGTATTCAGTTGTTTTAGGACCGAAATTAGCACCCAATATATTTACATTACCCAAAGGATAAAATTGAAATTGAGCATCATCTAAATGTGGTATATCACCTTGCGATACACTATCAATAGAAGGATGATTTACCATAATAGTTTTGAAGTAATCTAAAATAGTATAATAAAGACTATAATTGACACCGGCATTATTTTGTAAATAGCTCATAGGTTATAATTGAATTCCACCAAAGTATTGATTTGTCTGGTCTGGATAAATTTGAGTTTGGTTACCGATTGATTGTAAGTATTGAGGAATTTGATTACAATATGCAATAAGATAGTTTTGTAATCTTAATGCGTAGTAATCACCATTCTCTTGTGCTTTTTGTAATAAGAAATCTACATCAGTTTTAGATGGAGATACACCTTGCTCACTTTGTTGTTTTACTGCACCATTAGATTTGAATTGAATTGAACTGAATGGTATATACTCTACACATGCATACCAAATTAATGTGTTCTTAATATAATCATCTAAAAGGTCTTGATAATATGCTGATAGGTTACCGACTGTATTTGCTTCAATTTGTGCTTGTAAATAATCGTATAAGATAGTTCCTAATAGATTCTTAAGATACTTTGTTTGTGCTGTCTTGACAAATGGTAATAAAGCATCTGCATCAATTGCTCCCTGTAATGGTGAATTTTTAATTATATCGTTTCTACTTATGAAAAGTGCGTAAGCCATAGTTATTAGTATTTAGTTATTTCGTATTCGTCTTTGAAAAATATAGAACTTGCATTTATAATGTTTGTTCCTGTTCCTGGTCCTGAAGGTACTCTTAACCCTTTATCAGTTGTAGGTTTATTTTCATCTGTTGTAGTTTGGTCACCACTTTGGTCTGTTGTTGCTGGATTTTCCAATTCTTTATTTGTTGTATCTGCTACTTCTGCAATTGATTTACCAGTATCTTCTGCTTGCTGTGAAAGGATTGCTAATGGAGTTAATTGGTCAAAGTATAATTCAGCATCATCTATACCCGCTTCTCTTAATGCCATATCTAAAGTATTTAGTAATAGATTTTGAAATGGAGAGATTGTCATTGTTTGTAAAATACTAAATGCTGTCATCATTTCCTCACTTTGAGAACTGAAACCATTGTTCTCTGTTCTGATACCAAATAATAAGGGAGAAGTAACTCTATGTGATACTAAGATTCGGTCTTGCGCGTAAGTTGCAACATACTCATATTTCTCATGTAAGTTTGCAATATCAATTATATCTAATGTAGGTTTAGTTGTAGGGTCATCGTTAAATGAAATCATAAATCTACCTGCATTTTTAGTACCTGTAAATTTATGTTGAACAAGGTCTTCAATTGTTTGTCTTTCTTCAGGTGCTGGAATACCATTATTAAAGTTTACCATTACTGCCGGCAAGAAACCATTCTCAATGTTATTTAAGTGTAGGTTACTTAATTCTGCTTCTACAAAACTAAATTGTAGTGAACTAACCCAATCAGGTAAAGAATAATAATATAAATTTGGAGAATAATTCTTAAAGTAAAGTATTTCCATTTTCTGAGTAGTAGTTCCAAATGTAGGTATTTTAGTTTTATTACGTTGTGCTCTTTGGTCATTCCAATCAGTACAATAGTAATAGTTTTCTATCTTAGGATTAGCACCCAATTTTTCTGCTCTTAAATACTGAACAGGTACGTGATACATCTTTAGAATGTTTTCATGTGCATCATCCCAATAAACTTGCATTGCTGCATTACCATATAATTTCAAATCAAACGATACTCTTTTAATTTCCTCTTGTGGTATCATTTTCTGAAGTGTATTATTAATATCTACATTCTTAGAATAAAGACCTTTACCATATATTAAATCAGCAATACCTTCAATACATGCTGCTGTTGTAGTAGATGTAGAATGTGCTAATGATAACATATTAAAGAAATCATCATGTCCAAATACTCCGAAAGGAACATATTGTAAACGAGTTCTTGTATCTTCGTGTATCTGAGGTAATTCTGCAGTACCTAAGTTGACTACTGAAAATTGTTGTTTATTGAATTTTTTGTCCATAATTAGTATATAATATATTCATTTGTTGATACATTTGAAACAAAAGTATCATCTAAAGGTATTTGGTTTGTATAATTTGCTTTATCTAAAGACTGAGATGTAAATACTTGAATACTACCATGCCAAATTGGAGTATCACTACCGCTATTGTATAAGGTTGCTCTATATTCATTTGCAACTACATTTGTGTTTAGACTTGCTGTAAATCCTAATAAAGATTCATAACCATTATAAGTAATACCACTTAAACTAGCAGTTGTATTTTGTAAACTCATCATATCTTGTAAACTCATTGTGAAAGAGTTTGAAGATGTAACAGCTGTTCTAATAGTGTAAGCATTTGAGCCAGAGAGAAAATATGTAAGCATGTATCTGTGTTTATCTAGTCTTTAACACCACATATGGTCATAATACTTAATCTATTTTGTATCTGAGTAGCTCTTATCTTGTCTTTTACCCATTGTGGTCTTAATTTACCTTTTTTAGATAGACTCATTTTTAATTTAGTTATATCTGATATTAATTCTCTATTTCTATGTGCATTACTAAGTTTTTCAGAATCACTTATTAATCCATATTCTTTTTGTAATTGACATTGATAGTCGAATGCTTCTTTTTTAGAATTAAATTCAGTAACTATATTCATTATTATATCTTGCCTACCATAAAATTTTCCACTTCTTTGTGTTTCAGATGGTTTAGACCTGGTATGCATTCTGTATCTTTCTTTAGGATTTGTGCTTTCACCTACATATTCTACAGTCCCAGTGATATTTATAAGCTCATATACATAATATTTTTTAGCTTCTGCTATTGTAACTATCTTTTCTTTCATAACTTAAAGTTCCGTAAAATTTCTGATATTTCCAAGTAATTTCAGATTTATTTTTCCACAAGTTTAAGACAATAAAAATAGCTACCCCCATATAGAGAGTAGCTATTTAATATTTTTACAATTGTGCTATATACTAAGCTGCACTTCCTGTTACAACTGTCGGTGCGTTACCAACACTTGCAAATGGATTAGTAGAAGTTGAACCTGAGATAAATTGTGCTGGTAATGGTTCTAAACCTGTCATAGTGATAGAATAACCGAATAAATCGCCTAATCCTGCACCTGTTTGAATAGTTCCACCAGTCAAATCTGTTCCTTTAGTTAAACCTGCAACCAATGCTTCACCATTTGTTGTCCACACAATAGCAACCGGACGGCCGTAAGCCATAAGTTTTAATTGTGTAGTCATCTCAGCTGTTAATTTCTTAAGATTAAGAGTTAATGCTTGAGAGAAGAAAGTTGTTCCATTATCTCTTGAAGAGTTAACAGTTTCTGTATATGCACTATTGCCTTTTAATTGATAGAAGTAGACTGTACTTCCAGAAGGGAAAGATGTGATACTTCCGTTTCCATCTAATGTAAAAGTTGGGTTATAAGAAGATGAAGGATAGTTCATAAAATAAACTCCTTGCAATCCACCTACTGACTCTTTACATACTTCTTGTCTACCTGCACTTAAATTACATGCCATAGTGTTAATGTTTTTGTTTGTGATAATTAGTTGGTGGGTTTCTGTTCTACGATACTCCCCACCGACCAATCAATTATTTTTTATTAAGATGCGTAACCATAGATAACTACATCAGAATTAATTCCGACAACAGTTCCACCGGTAATCTCATAATAATACGATAGTTTTGTGAACCATCAATGTTCGCCATGTCTAATACTCTAACTTCGTTGTAATCACTTAACAAACCTGTACCGAAGTGTAAGTTTGATTTTTGTGCTGCAACGATTTTGTTATCAGGCATACCTGGACACAATACGATTTCAATACCATTGAAGTTGAATGGTTTTTCACCAACGTTCATTTGGTTGTTCCAACCATTTGCACCAATAGCTCCACCAGCTAATGCTTGTTGGTATGCTTTTGCTACGTTAGTTGGAGCGTAAATTAATACGTCTTCTTTACCATAAACTGTGTTAGGGATTGCATTAACTACTGTGTTTAATACTGATAATACGTTAGTTGCAGTTACTGCACTTCCTGTACCAGCTAAGATAACACCAGTTGCTGCTGCTACTGAAGCAGATAATGCAGGGATAAATCCACCGAATTGTCCGTTAGTTGCTGCAGTTCCTTGCCAAATAGATATTTCAGTTGCTTGAGCTACTATACCACCAACATAACTAATTAAATAGTCGTTGAATGATTTAGGGATTGTGTCAAATGCACTATATCCTAATTGTAAAGCTTCCCAAGATTGTACGAATTGTTGCTTACATAATTGTAAGTTAACTTTTAATTCTTTAGGAGTTAATACTGCTTCTGATAATGCTACTGAGCCAGAAGTTGTGAAGTCACAAGATGCATCGTTAACGATGTTTGCAACGTCAATTCTTTGGATAACTTCTTTGTACTTCACGTTAGGGTGAATAGTTACATATTTGTTGTCCAAAGTTTTAGCCGATAACAACGCTGCTGCGATGTATTGACCAGCGAATTCACCTGCGTACGTGTTTTGTGTAAACGTAGGTTGTTCGAAATTTTGAATTTTTTTCATTTGTAATGATTTTTTATTTAATTAATTATACATTTTAGAAAGAACTGATGATTGATAATCAGCTGATTTCTTTCCGTAATTATTTTTGTTATCTGAGAATTTAGCAGATGATTCAATTGGAGCACCATCTAATTTAGGAAATTCTTCCTCTTCTTCATCCGGCTCTACTTTAGCCATAGTTGTTGGAACAGGAGGCATTAATGATGATACTTCAGGTGCACCATCCATAGGAGCTGCACTTTCCATTTTAGTTTTCATATCATTCATCATTTTTTCTAATGCATCTAATCTAGAACCTAATCTGATAATTGGGTCTTGTGTTTCATCAGGGTCTTCACCTAATGAATTTCTGATATCTTCATCAGTTGTGTTTGGTAATGATTTAGCAATTTCTGAAGTTGCATCAGCCATGTGTTCTTCAACTGCTGCTTTCTTATCAACTACTTCTTCGTTTACTTTTTCTAAATCTGCAGGAGAAGCTTCTTCAACATTCTCTCTACTTGTTATTTTACCGTCTTTAGTTTCAATTCTGATTACTACTTTGTTTCCTTCTGAATCTGCTAATTCAATCTCATGTTCTCCGTCTGGAGCTGGAGATTTAGTTCCATCTTCTGAAACTACTTCAACGTCTTCACCTAAATCAAATGTAGGAGATTGTAAAATATTTCCTTTTGCATCTTTAGCATCTGTAAATTTAACTACTTCATCTGATGATAAAAGAGTCATAATTCTTTTTAATACGCTTTTTGAGTTCATATGTAATGTGTTTATCTTTTTAACACCATTAAAATCATATGTAATTACTTTTTTCTGCTATTCACCGAAAATATATGTATATGCAGGATTTATTTCTGAATTACTCCTTAAAAGATTGATTATTTTCGGATTAACTAACTCAGGATGCACCCACCAATCCTCATAACTGCTGTATTCATCTACTGCTATATCATTAACTACTAACTGGTATCCGAATGAACGTAAATATTTTCTGCTCTTTTCTCTTACACTATCATCTGCATAGTAATCATGTTCAAATGTAATTACTCTAAACTTATGTTTCCAAAATGGTATCTTTAATAAAACCTCATAGCTAATATGGGGTGGGTCTACATCTATTTGTAAATAATCAGTAACATTATCTAAACCCCATATAGGCATCTTTTCCCAATCTACTTTAGTTGCATCCATTTGATAGGGTATCGTTACTCTATCTTTCCAATTATCTACCACATTATTATCTATATCAATGCTAACACCATCCCAACCTAATTCCTCTAATAACTTTGTATTGTTACCATATGTAGGATGTGCACAACCAATCTCAATCCAACTACCAAATTCTTTTCCATCTAATGCCATAAGAACAAATAAGTCCTGATATGATTGTGAATAGTTTTTCTTTATTAAATGTGAACCATCAAATTTATATCTTAATTTATTATAATCTGTATCGGTGTATATTGATGGCTCTTTCCAATTATTACCATATGCAGCTAAATTATTTTGTATTGCAATTTTATAATTGTTCCACAAATCAGTTCTTTTATTTAATTCTCTGAATATTGCAACACTCTCATCAAATAATCCTATCCACCATGCTGTTACACCTCTTTGAAAATTAAATACCCAATGACCAGGATATTCTAAATCAGTTATTGTATTTCCCTTTTCTTTTGCTAAATTATGACCTACAATTGCTGCAGTATATCCTTCTTGCCATTCTCTATTCCTTTCATGTGCTCTTGCTAATAAATTATGTCCTTCAGGTCTATTGGGTAATAAACTAATCGCTCTTAGTATTAATCCTTTAATCATAAACCATCTATTACCTTGCTTTTCAAAACATAATGCCATTCTACATAGTGCTTCATATTGTAATTCTATATCAGTACCGAATTCAGTTACTCTTAAATAAAATCCACATGCTGATGCTGTTTGACCTAACTTTTCATATTCATATCCCAATCTAAAATTAATTAATGGGTTTCTACTATCATTTATGTATTCTTGCAATAATTTATTTAATTCCATATAACTGAATTGATATTTTCTTTTGGTATCTTTAATATAAATGCCGCGTTGTCTTGAAATGCAAATGAGATAAGTAAATTCTCTTTCTTATCAAATGCCATTCCACAACAAAACTCTATCTCACCATCCATAAAGCTAAACTTTTCTGATATGTGTTGTATGTTCCAATCTAAATCCCAAATAACAAATCTATGTGTGTATTTAGCATTTCTTTGGTCTAATTTATTTTTCCATAGATTAGTTTCATGTATTACACAGATACGATAATCACCATAACGAATGACTTGTGAACTACCTCTCATATTTTGTAATTCACCAAACCCATCTTTTAATACCACTGTCTCTGAACTTAAATCCGCAATATTAGCTTTTACTAATTCAGTTGGATTAGCCCATTTAATATAATGAAAAGGTAAATCCTCTACTACCATCCAATTCTTTTCACAATAACTTTCTTTATTATTAGGTGCTTCAATACGATAACGATTTTGTTCTTTGTATGCATCATCTAATTCAGATAATTCCATTCTACCTTGTCCATTGGTTGTTGTATCTCTACGAACTCCACTAATCCAAAGTTTATCATTCCACCTAACAACTCTCGCATCTTCTAATCCCCAAAACTCCCACAATGGTTCTACATCACATTTAGAGGTATCTATTTTATCATATCTCTTAATGTCGAGGTTATCCCTCAACTCTAACATAAAGTTGATTGTTTTGAGGTGCAAATCGTTTTCTGGATTTAGATATGCTAATGGGCCATGTCTATTACCAAAGATTTGTTTTCCTTCACAATGAACTAAAGTATAATTCACATGTCTTAAATTGCAGATAAGTTTTCCCCTATCATTAAAGATAGATGGGTTCATAAGGCCTGTGCCATTTGTAAGTTCTGCTGAAATGATTAGTGGGTGAATACTACCACCATTATCTATAACCGATTTAACTAAGTTTGCCATCATACCTTTTTAACACACCAAAATAAAAAAGTATTAAATTAGCAAGTCACTAATGAAAATCCGCTTGTTTGTACATTAAAGTAATAACTTGTATTACTTGTCGGTGCATCTGGTCCGTATGGTGCACTTGTAATACCACAATAACCACTATACACTCCACTATTTTGTCCCATACCAAATACCACCGATGTATTACTTGCATTTGTTGCACCTAAATACAATAGTGCTCCTGACGGAATACTAAATGTTCCTAAGTTAGAGTATGTTGAGGTTCCTGATATTGTTGTAAGTATTTTTCTAACTGGATTATTATCACCAACTTTATACCAAAATCCTACCGGTGCATTTGGGGAGGTTCTACCTCTACCATATAATTGAATTGTGACAGTTGTTTGTGCTACTAAGTCTTGGTATTTAACTAATTGGTCACTTGCATAACCACTTAAATAAGAAGATTGAACATAGAAATAAGATAGTGCTTCAGCTTTTGTAATACATTTATAATCTTGCCCACTTGGATATGCACCATTAGGATATAAAAATGTAGTTGCTTCTGCAAACGTTACTGAATAGTTACTACTTAAACTCATTATTATCTAGCTTTTAATTCATCTATTTGTGCTTGTAATTCTTGCACTGCTTTAATTAAAGTTCCTACTACCGATGCCACATCCATCATATTCTGATTTACACCACTCAATTCTGTTGGTGTATCCTCAGCGATAAATCCAATGTGTGGAGTAAATGTATCGTTCTTATAATAGAATGTTACAACACTTACTCTTTTTAATAATTCAATTGCATCAGTATCAAAAGGAGTAATATTAGTTTTTAATTCTCTACTACTATTTTGATAATATGCACCTGCGTAAATAGTATCACCACTTACATATATGTTTGAGTTAGTAAATGCAGAACTAGCTCCACCATTTGAAATAACAATTGAGTTATTGTATGCTGGATTAATTGAACT